CTTTTAATTATTTTCATTAGCTGTTTTTTGGCTCAACAATATAAGTATATATGTCCGATTCAGGGCAGCAAACTTAGGAGAAAAAATCATGTGGACAAAACCAGAGTACACAGAAATGAGATTTGGCTTCGAAGTAACGATGTACATTGCTAATCGTTAATTCAAAGTAATTCTATCCCTCGGGATGGGAAACTGGTTGGTAGGTCCAGTTAAAACTACCAAAACTGACTATGCCTTCGGGGTAGTTTAAATTGAAACTCGCTTAAAAGGAGACAGATCATGTACACAACCATGACTATTGGTGCCATTCAAGGTATCAAATCTGAGTTCGTCAAGAACTTTGTTCCCAATGAAGCATTAGCAAAACCTATGCAGGATTTTATTTCTGCGCAGACCAATTTTGCACATGCTGCACTTGATACTACAAAAGAAGTAGTTAAACAGTCATATAACGAATATCTAAAATTATTTTCTACGGGAGACAAATAATGACACTCACAAAACTTATTCCAGATAACTTTTTTAGTAGCCCATTTTTCGTTGGATTTGATGACCAATTTAATCGGTTATCTAAATTGCACGATGACTTGACTAAAAATATTCCTAACTATCCTCCATACAATATTAAAAAAACTGACGAGAACAAATATACTATTGAAATCGCAGTAGCTGGTTTTAGTAAGTCAGAAATTGATATTGAGTTTGTTGAGGATAAACTTATCATTAAGGGTAATGCTAAAGATGATACAACTTCTGATTTTCTCTTTAAGGGTATTGCTGCAAGGGCATTTACTCGTACCTTCGCTCTCAATGATCAAGTCGAAATTAAAGATGCAGAACTAATCAACGGTATGTTAAAAATTGCATTAGAGCGCATTATTCCTGATCACAAAAAACCACGTAAGATCGAAATTAAAGACAAAAAAGGTAAAAAAGAATTATTGTTGGAGAATGAAGAAGAATGATTAAAATATTAAAAAACTTATGGTGTAAGTTTAAATGTTTTGGTATGGAAATTGGTATGGCTCGTGCATCTTCAGGACTTTCTAGACTCGGTAAAACAAAGGAAGCTAAAAATCTTCTTTTGAGTTTGGGGGGAACCTGCAGATGCAATGGTTAAAAAATCTTATTAATCGTTTTTTAAACCCAAAAGATAATGATCTTGAAAACTTTATTATGAGTAAAAAGCCTATGACTATATCAGATGTTGAACATTGGGTTAGAGTATACCAAAGTCGTAAAACTTGGTGCTAATATTTGGGGGCAGTTCTTCTGCCCCTAAATACATTTATGACTAGCAAAGTTACACTATTACCAAATGGGTTAGCCTCATTCATTCCAGTCCAAAAAGGAAATTGGGCTTTCAAAGTATCACTTATGAAAAGTAAACAAATATTAGTCGTTGCACAACATCTAATAGATAGAGATTTTACCTATGTTAAGTTTTTTACTGATGAGACTGCTGCAGCAACTTTTCTCGAAAATCTCTCGCAAGAAAAATAAAACTTTACAGTAATTCGTTTTTGTAGTATAGTTACAGTTGTTATTTCTTAATCGTATGGTGATCTTTTGTCTTCGACTTTTTACACGAACGTACATCAAAAACACAATAAAATTCTAGTTCGAGGATATGAAAACGGCAAACGTTTTCAACATACCTTTGACTATGCTCCTACCTTTTTTGTTCCCAACAAAACAATAGGTTCCACCTCAACACCATTTAAAACTCTTAATGGTGAACCAGTATATTCAATAAATCCAGGAAACATCAATGAATGCAAAGCTTTCATCTCCAGATATGAGGGAGTTGAGGGATTTGAAATATATGGCAATAATAATATTGTCATACAATATATCAGTGACAATTATCCTGATGAAATTGTTTTTGATATAGATAAGATAAAGATATTCACGTTGGATATTGAAACTGCGACTGAGCATGGATTCCCTGATATAAAAACTGCTAATGAAGAAATCCTTCTTATATCAATAAAAGACTTTTTCTCTAAAAAGATTATCACGTTTGGTAGCAAACCATTCAACAATACAAGAGATGATGTTATGTATGTTGAGTGTAAGGATGAGATATCTTTGCTGAGAAGATTCATAGAATTTTGGCAAAAGAATTATCCTGATATTATTACAGGTTGGAATATTTGTTTCTTCGATATTGCTTATCTTATGTGTAGGATTGATAGGATTCTTGGAGAAAATGAGTGCTTTAAACTTTCTCCATGGAAAATGTCAAAGCGCAGAGAAGTTTATGTCAAAGGTAATTTGGAAATAACATATGACATTGTTGGAATTGCGCAATTAGATTATCTTGATCTCTATAAAAAGTTTACCTATTCAAATCAAGAATCATATAGACTTGACCACATAGCATTTGTGGAACTTGGTGAGAATAAACTAGACCACAGCGAGTATGAAAACTTTAAGGACTTTTATGAAGGCGATTGGCAAAAGTTTGTAGAGTATAACATTCATGACGTTGAGCTGGTAGATAAACTTGAAGACAAGATGAAGTTGATTGAGCTTCTGTTAACCATGGCATATAATGCTAAGATTAATTATGAAGATGTTTATTCTCAAGTTCGTATGTGGGATTCTATAATCTATAACCACTTGAAAGAAAGAAATATTGTTATCCCACAGAACAAACGATCAGATAAACAAGCTCAGTTTGAGGGTGCTTATGTTAAGGATCCTCTGGTTGGTATGCATAATTGGGTTGCTTCCTTTGACCTTAACTCGCTTTACCCACATTTAATTATGCAGTATAACATAAGTCCTGAGACCATGGTAACAGACTTTAATGTTAAGTGTACGGTAAACAAATTATTAAACAAAAAAGTTGATACTACAGAAATCAAAGATAAAAATGTTTCTATGACTGCGAATGGGTGGTGCTATCGTAAAGACAAACAAGGCATATTCCCAGAACTTATGCACAAAATGTATAGAGACCGCAGTAAATATAAGAAGATGATGCTAGAGGTTCAACAGGATTATGAAAAAACTAAGGAGAGAGAACTACTAAAAGAAATATCTCGGTTGAACAATCTTCAGATGGCAATGAAGATTGCGTTAAACTCTGCTTATGGTGCGATGGGCAATCAATATTTCCGTTACTTTGATATTCGTATGGCTGAGGGTATTACGACTTCTGGTCAATTAAGTATTCGTTGGATTCATGATAAGATGAACGAATTTATGAATGATCTTATGGAAACTAAAGATAGAGATTATATCATTGCTGTTGATACGGATTCAATTTACGTAACGTTTGAGAAAATGGTTGAGAAGTTTATTGGCGATCATCCAACAGAAAAGATCATAAAGTTTATGGATAAATTCTGTGAGGATAAAGTGCAACCATTTATTGATAACTGTTATGCTGAGTTGGCAGAATATATGAATGCCTACGATCAAAAGATGTCTATGAAGCGAGAGGTTTTGGCAGACAAAGGTATCTGGACTGCTAAGAAAAGATATGTGCTTAATGTACATAATTCAGAAGGTGTTCAGTATGCCACACCAAAACTAAAAGTTATGGGTCTAGAGATTGTTAAGTCTTCAACTCCAGCTTTAGTTCGTCAAAAACTTAAAGATGCAGTCAACGTTATATTGAATGAAAATGAAGATGCGCTACATAGATATGTGGAACAAACAAGGAAAGAATTTAACAAGATGGATATTGCAGATATCGCTTTTCCTAGAGGAGTTAATGGAGTGAAGCAATATGCAGGTTCTCCAATATATTCTAAGGGAACTCCAATACACGTTAGAGGTGCTTTGCTTTTCAATCATCATTGCAAAAGATTAAAGATAAACAAAAAGTATCCTGAGATAAAAGACGGAGATAAGATAAAGTTTGTTTATGTTAAAAAACCAAACCCATTTAATGAAGATGTTATTGCTTTTCTACAAACTTTGCCAAAAGAATTTGATCTTAATTCGTATATAGATTATGATACTATGTTCGAGAAGGTATTTTTAGATCCATTAAAAATTAT